GCAGTTTGACCCTGAGCGTTATCCTACTGTTGACATGAAGTTCATCCCGACTGCGGCTTTGGGTATCATTGCTCGTGAGCATGAACAACAGCAATTTATCTCTTTGTTGCAGACTCTTGGCCCTAATACACCTGTGTTGCCAGTGATTCTGAAGGGAATCATGGCTAATTCTTCTCTGTCTAACAGATATGAGTTGATTCAGATGTTGGATGAGATGTCTAAGCCTGATCCACAAGCACAGCAGATGCAACAAGCACAGGCTCAATTGGCTCTACAAGCGGCTCAAGCTCAAATTGCTGTACAGACTACTCAAGCAGAGCAAAATCGTGCTGAAGCCCAGAAGTTGCTGACTGAAACGCAGTTGATGCCTGTGGAATTACAAGCCAAGAGCATGGCGGCAACTACTAAAAATCTTCCAAACCAAGATGATTTAGCCTCTAAGGAGTTTGATAAACGGGTTAAGATTGCTGACCTAATGCTCAAAGAAGCTGACATTAAGAACAAGTCTAAGATTGTTGAATTGCAGATGGCAGATAAACTTAATGCCCAAAACAAGGTAAAACAAGACTTCTTGACTAAACTTACAGATGGATTAAGAAATGGCTAGTATCAAAGAGTTAATCCAAAGCATTGAGTCTGGAGATTCGTCTTTTGATGAAAAACTAGCAGCCATCAATCAGATGGAAGAAACTCTCATTGCGATGCGAAACAATGAGGAACAAGCCGTTAATGACAATGTTGAGTTGATTGTCGAAGCCATCAAAGTGATGGAAAAGAAGGTCAATGACCAACTAGAGATTGCAAAGTCTATTGTTCCTGAAAAAGGTGACAAAGGAGACAGAGGTCTTGATGGAGCGCCTGGTCGAGATGGTGTTAATGGCAGAGATGGTCGTGATGGCAAAGATGGTCAGAATGGACAAGATGGTGCAGATGGAGTATCTGTAACTGATGCAAAGATTGACTTTGATGGTTCATTGATTATCACTTTGTCTACTGGAAGAGAGATCAATGTTGGTGAAGTAGTTGCTAGTGATTTAGCTGAAAAGATTAAAGTCATTAGTACTATGTCTACCAATACAGCAATTGCTGACATTACTGGTGGAACGATTGACAACACAGTCATAGGAGGCACAACTCCTGCGTCTGGTACGTTTACAGATTTGTCTGTAACTACTGCTACAGGTGAATCGTCTTTTAACGTGAACGACACCATCACAGGGTGGCTTTATTCAGGCAACAGCTTTTCTATTGGGGCGCAGGAAACAGCACCAAATGGCTTATTTTTTAAGCCCGATGGTACGAAGATGTATCTTAATGGCTCAACTGGTGACGATGTAAATGAATACACACTTGGAACTGCTTGGAATATTACAACAGCCACGTTTGTAACTACATTCTCTACAGCCGCACAAGACACTGGGCCAGCAGATATTTTCTTTAAGCCTGACGGTTTAACAATGTTTGTTCTGGGTGGCACAAACGATACTGTTTACCAATACACTCTTGGTACGGCTTGGGATGTTTCAAGTGCTTCATACGCAAGTAAATCATTTAGCATAACAACGCAAGAATCATCGCCACAAGGTCTTTGGTTTAAACCAGATGGTTTAGTGATGTATGTTGTTGGAACGACCTCTGACACAGTTTTTCAATACACACTTGGAACTGCTTGGGATGTTTCAACAGCATCTTATGCAAGTATTTCATATGTTATTTCAGCGCAAGAAACTAACGCAACTCAAGTTAATTTAAGTGCTGATGGCACAAAGATGTGGATTGTTGGTACTTCGGGTGATGACATTTGGGAATATTCTCTTGGTACGGCTTGGAATGTAAGCACAGCAAATCCAATCAATAACTTTTATATTGGTTTTCAAGAAACAGGCCCGACTGGATTATTTATTGACAGTACAGCACCAAATCGTGTGTATATCACAGGAAGTACCACAGATACCATTTTCCAGTACAACACTGAAAACAACTCAGTAAAACTAGACACAGAAAAACTTTACATTGATGGTGCTTTATCAGCAAATGGAAACTTTGTTGCTGGCTCAAACGCATATGTTGATGGAAATTTGACTGTTCAAAGTGCACTTACCGCTGGTAACCTTACTGTTGGTACAACAACTATTTCTGGAACACTCACTTCATCAAGTACAACAACTTTAGCAACAAGCACAGCAGCGCAAACTATTTCTCTTGGTGCTGGTGCAACAGTATCTGGCTCAACTAAAGCTATCAACATTGGTACTACTGGTGTATCTGGTTCTACTACCACCATCTCTATTGGTTCTGCCGTATCTGGTGCAACAAGCACAACAACACTTAGCGGTTTAGTAATTGACAGTATTAGTGCCGCTGTTTCTGCTGCTGGTTCTACTCAAGGTACTGCAACTGCGTTAGTTTCAAACATCAATAACGTAACTGTGGTTGCAGCTGCTGCTGATGGTGTAAGACTTCCAACCGCTGTGGCTGGTATGCGTATTCTTGTAAGAAATACTGATGCGGCAGACACTTTGAAGATTTACCCTGCAACTGGTGGACAAATAAATGCACTTGGTGCTAATGCGTCTTATTCTTTGGCTGCAGGTCTGACTATTGAATTATTTGCTTCAACTACAACACAATGGTATACATTCTAAAATGACGCCTGAACTACAAAAGTACTATGAAGCTCGGTTTGAGATGATGTCAACCGAGGGTTGGAAAGATTTAATCGAAGATGTTGACAAAATAATAGCAACTTTGAATAATATCTCTGTAATAGATAGTGAGAAAGACCTACAATTCAAAAAAGGTGAACTTTCTATTCTTTCTTGGCTGAAAAATCTAAAAGAGATCAGCGAAAGAGCGTATGAAGAAATTTTATGATTACGTCTGTGAAAACGGACACAAGACAGAAAGATTCGTTGATTATGAGACAACGAGTCTAATGTGTGAGTGCGGAGCTACAGCCAACCGCGCTTTATCAGCGCCAGCCTTTCGACTTGAAGGATGGTCTGGCTCTTTCCCTACTGCTTATAGCAAGTTTGGTAAGAGTCATACTGACAAGTTGAAATCTGAGCGCAAACTCAACTCATAAGCAATTATGCCGAGTTGAATCTCCTACAACCGAGAACGGCAGGAAAAGGAAAAATGTATGCTGATTGACGAAGAGCCAAATGAAATTCAGGCAGTAGAGCAACAACCTAAACCAGAACTCCCTGAGAAATATCGGGATAAAAGTCTGGATGAAGTAGTGCGTATGCACCAAGAGGCTGAAAAGCTCATTGGTAAACAAGCACAAGAAGTCGGAGAAGTCCGAAAGCTCGCTGATGAACTAATACGGCAGAACCTCACTGTTAAACAACAGCAGCAGACTAAAGAATTGGAGCCTGAAGTAGATTTCTTTGAGAATCCACAGAAGGCAGTACAAAGGACTGTAGATAGTCACCCAGACATTATTGCGGCTCGTCAAGCCACATTAGAGTTAAAGCGGGTACAAATTCAACAGCGTTTGGCACAAGAACATCCTGATTTTGGCGATATTGCTAAAAATGAGGACTTTGCAAATTGGGTTAAATCTAGCCCTGTACGCATTGATTTGTTCAAACGTGCTGATGCAGAATTTGACTATGATTCAGCCAATGAACTGCTATCTACTTACAAAGAACTTCGTGCTGTCAAACAAAAGCAAATGAGTACCGCTGGAGAAGCTACTCGTAAGCAGAATTTGAAAGCAGTTGGAGTTGATGTAGGTGGTTCTGGAGAGTCATCAAAGAGGGTTTATCGTAGGGCAGACCTTATTCGGCTGAAAATGCAAGACCCGTCCCGTTATGAGGCGCTTTCTGATGAAATCATGCAGGCGTATCAAGAAGGTCGAGTCAAGTAAACTTAACTTTTTGGAGATTTAACTATGGCAAATACCGCCTTTTCCCCCACAAATAGCGTAACCACCACTTCCGCAGCTAACTTTATTCCAGAAATCTGGAGTGATGAAATTGTTGCCGCCTATAAAAAGAACCTCGTTTTGGCCAATTTGGTCAAGAAGATGTCTTTCAAAGGCAAAAAGGGTGACACCGTTAACATCCCTAGCCCTGCTCGTGGTTCAGCTTCTGCTAAAGCCGCTACCGATGCAGTTACTCTGATTGCTGAGAGCGACACCAACATTCAAGTGTTGATCAACAAGCACTATGAGTACTCACGTTTGATCGAAGACATCGTTGAAGTGCAAGCCTTGACATCTTTGCGTTCTTTCTACACAGAAGACGCAGGTTATGCTTTGGCTCGTCGTATCGACACTGACTTGGTTCAATTGGGTCGTGCTTTTAACGGCGCTACAGTTGGTACTGATGACTACGCTACAAGCAACACTACTACCAAAGCCTATATCGGTTCTGATGGTACTACCGCTTACAACAGCACTTCATCTAACGCCGCTGCTTTGACTGATGCTGCTATTCGCCGCACCATTCAGCGTCTGGATGACAACGACATTCCTATGGATGGCCGTTTCTTCCTGATCCCACCTTCAAGCCGCAACACTTTGATGGGTTTGGCTCGTTACACTGAGCAAGCATTCGTTGGTAACGGCGATGCGATCCGCAATGGTGAAATCGGTCAACTGTACGGCATGGCTGTGTTCAGCTCTTCTAACGCTGATACTGGCGCTGGTAGTTCTGGCACTGACCGCATCTGCTTGATGGGCCACAAAGACTCTATGGTCTTGGTTGAGCAATTGGGTATCCGTTCACAGACCCAGTACAAACAAGAGTACCTCGGTACATTGTTTACTGCTGACACCATCTATGGTGTGAAGGCTCTGCGTACATCTGCTACTAGCTCTGCCGCCAACGCATCTGGTGCATTTGCCTTGGCAGTTCCAGCCTAATGTTGCCACTTTCCCCTTACCTTAACGGGTAGGGGGATTTTTTCTTAATCTAGGAGGAATTTATTATGGCAACCGCATCATCGGTAACATCACGCCGCGGAAACGATCAGTTCCGTGGTTTGTTCAGCGATACTTGGGCTGTTCGTGCTACTTTGGACGCAGGTTCATTGTCAGATGGAGTAGGCGAGACTGATGACATTACTGTCCCTGGCGTAGCCTTGGGCGATATGGTCATTGGTGCATCTTTGGGTGTAGATTTGGTTGGTTTGACAGTAACAGGTTATGTTTCTGCTGCAAATACAGTCAAGTTCCGCATTCAGAATGAGTCTGGTTCAACTGTTGACTTAGCTTCTACTACTCTTCGTTTAGTCGTAGTTCGCATGGTCTAATCTAAAGGGGGCTAATAACCCCCTTTTCTCTGGAGATTCTTATGGCAACTTTTCGATGCTTACAAAGTGGGCAAACAGTAACTTTTACATTTCAGCATGACATTGATAGCATGAAGGGTCATGCAGGTTATGTGCGAATTGATGAAGAGCAAAAAGAATCCTCTGAAAAGCCTTTAATATTGTCTCAACCACAGCCTGTCAAGAAGATGGGTCGTCCAAGGAAGACTGCAAATGTCTGATATTGATCCAAGAGAATTTGGCAAGTTAGAAGCCCAAGTAGAGGCTCTACAGTCCGAAGTTCATGCTATGCGTGAAGATATTAAACAACTGCTTGAGATGGCTAATAAGTCCAAAGGTGGTATGTTTGTCGGAATGGCTATTGCTTCCGTTGTTGGCGGTATTATTTCTTTTATTGCTACTAAGGTGGTGAGATGAACTTACTTACTGGCGTTATCTGTCCTATAGCGACACAAGATGTATCAGTTAATCTGAAGAACCGAAATAATGCCTTTAAGAAGTTTGGCTATGGCCCACCTAATCCAGATGAACCAAATGATGCGTTTTGGCTAAAGAAAGCCAAGATGTATAACGCTCCTACCGACACCATCAAATCAATGAGATGTGGTAACTGTGCAGCGTTTATTCAAACACCAAAGATGATGGCTTGTATCGAGGGTGGACTGGAAAAAGATGAGGGAGAAGGCGAACTCTCATACGACAAGAATTTCATCAAAGCCGCAGATTTAGGTTATTGCGACTTATTCCAATTTACCTGTGCTTCAGCAAGAACTTGTGATGCTTGGAAATCAGGTGGCCCTATCACTAAGGAGAAACCATGAAACCAGTAAAAAAGACTACTGAAAAGAAGCCAAAAGGTATGCCTATCGCAATCATGATTGCTGTTGGTAAGCCTAAAGCAATGCCTACTCGTGGCGCTCGTACTGCAACTAATATGATGAAAAAATCAGGGAGAGGTAAATGAAAAAAGCTACAGCCGCCAAAAAAATTGGCAAAGTTATGCACGAATACAAGGTTGGTAAACTTCATACAGGCTCTAAAAAAGGCCCTGAAGTTACTTCTCGCAAGCAAGCAATTGCCATTGCTTTATCAGAAGCAGGCATGAGCAAGCCAAAGAAAAAGAAATGACTTCCCCTGTTTGGCAAACAAAAGCAGGAAAATCTGCTTCTGGGGGCTTGAATGCCAAAGGAAGAGCATCGTATAATGCAGAAACAGGTGGAAATTTAAAACCTCCACTAAAAGCGGGCGACAACCCTAGAAGGGCCTCCTTTTTATCTAGAATGGGCAATATGCCTGGCGCTGAGATGAAAGATGGAAAGCCTACTCGACTTTTACTTTCTCTTAGAGCTTGGGGCGCAACGTCCAAGGAAGACGCTAAGGCAAAAGCCAAAGCGATCTCTAAGAGGAATAAGAAATGAGAGCAAGGTCAGTCGGTGCGAATTTAACTGCTGCAACAGCAACTACGCTGTTCACAGTTCCGACTGGCTATTATGCTAAATGTGTGCTTTTACACGCATCAAACAATGGCTCTTCAAACAAACACATAAGTTTCACTTGGTATGATTCAAGTGCAAGCGCTAGTATTTTAATCACCAATGAGTACACATTAACCGCTAAATCAACTTATGCTGAGATTGATGTTAATCAGTACATTGTGATGGAAGAGGGCGACTATTTAACTGCTACATCAGAGACTGGCTCAACCATTTCTGTAATTGCAACATTTGAAATTGAAGGATCGCAACGAGTATGACATACCTAGAATTAGTCAATGATGTACTCACTCGTTTGCGTGAGACAACTGTAGTTACTGTTTCAGAGACAACTTATTCTGCTTTGATTGGCAAGTTTGTCAATGATGCCAAGCGCCAGATTGAAGACTCTTACACTTGGAATTGCTTGTCACAAACTATCACAGTGACAACCACTGGTGGCACACATTCATACGCTTTGACTGGTGTTGGTCAAAAGTTCCGTGTGATGGACTCTTTGAATACAACAAGCAATGTTGTGATGGGAGATGTTCCTTTCACAAGCATGAATCGCAAGTTGAACTTTGTCACCCCAGTTCAAGGCATTCCTTCTGAATACTGCTTCAATGGTGTAGATTCAAGTGGCGACACAAAGGTTGACTTGTATCCTATTCCAGATGGCACATACACAATCTTGTTTGATGTAATTGTTCCACAAGCGATGTTGACATCTGATAGCACATCAGTAAAAGTTTTGGATTATTTGGTGACTCAAAGTGCTTATGCTCGTGCTTTGATTGAGCGTGGTGAAGATGGTGGAACAAACTCTTCTGAGGCTTATGCTTTGTTTAGAGCAATGTTATCTGATGCTATTGCAACAGAAAGCACACGTTACCCTGAAGAATCAAACTTTGAGGCAGTCTAATGTCAGCACCTCTACAAAGTAATAGCATTTCAGCGCCAGGCTTTTATGGCCTGAATACGCAAGACTCTCCATTGGATTTGTCTTCTGGCTTTGCTTTGGTTGCTACAAACTGCGTAATTGACCAATATGGTCGTATTGGTTCTCGCAAAGGTTGGACAAAGGTTAACTCTTCATCTGGAAACCTTGGCTCTAACGATGTTGAAGTTATCCATGAGTTAGTTCAGGTTGATGGCACATTGACTGTTTTGTTTGCAGGCAACAACAAGCTATTCAAACTTGGTACTTCCAATGTAGTTACTGAGTTGACCTATGGTGGTGGCGGTAGCGCACCTACTATTTCTGCTAACAAATGGCATTGTGCTTCTTTGAATGGAATTACATATTTCTTTCAATCTGGTCACGATCCATTGATTTATGACCCTGCTGTAAGCACAACAACATATCGCAGAGTTTCTGAGAAGACAGGCTATACAGGTACTGTGCCATCTGCAAATATTTGTATTTCTGCTTTTGGTAGATTGTGGGTTGCAAATACTTCTACTGACAAGGTAACAATTACCTTTTCTGATTTGATTGCTGGTCATGTATGGTCTGGTGGGACTACTGGCACTTTAGATGTTTCTAGGGTATGGCCGAATGGTTCTGATGAGATCATGGGCTTGGCTGCTCACAATGATTTCTTGTTTATCTTTGGTAAACGACAGATTCTTGTTTATCAAGGCGCTACAACACCATCTACACTTACTTTGAGTGACACAGTAGGCTC